TGGCGACTACTTTCCACTTTTCCTGGTGATTACAAAATAGCATAAATGTACATTTATGCTATTTTGTAATCACCAGGAAAAGTGGAAAGTAGTCGCCATTTAACTGATTTAGTAGAATTCACCCGACTGAAATCTCCTAAAATACGAGGGCTCCTGATTCACCAGAATTCACCCCACTAAAATCTCGTAAATCACTAGAAAACGGGGGGGTCGGGCTCGGCCACGTGCATACCCCATGTATCGGGCTTTCCCTCGCTCGCTTTGCTCGCTCGCTCCCCCCCAAAAAAGTTGTAAATGCTGAATCTGTATTCTAATATCTTTTCTTATATATCTCAGAAGTTCTTCCTACACCACGTAGACAACTTTTTTCTTTGTTAAATATGAAACTCAATATCTGTATCAGCCCTTACAACTTTTTTCTATGCTTGATGATTTCTTTTCAACACACACCATACTCAGTCTTATTTTATTATTTTTCCAGTTTTTTTCCAGTATTTAAATTCGGCGAACTTGATTCCGTGTGATGAAAGATGTTGGAAATCTTCTTCATTTATTTTACCATTTGCGTGCAACTCTTCCAATGTTTTTTTCCACTTTGGCTGTTTCTCAACATACACTTTCTTAACAAACCCAAGATATTTAACATTATTAATTTTACAATAGTCTTCGCAAAACCCACCCAGTTTATAGGTGACCCAATCCATATTTTCGTCTGGATGTTCACGATGAAATTTAACAAAATAATAATTAATCATCGTGCTAAAGAAATCTTTCTTGTGTGCCCCACAATGATTGAATTTTAATTTTTCCAAGAAGTAATAAACAAAATCATCAATTTTCATTTCAGCCCACGTCTTGCATACAAAACCCTCACCAAATCCATTTATATCTTCAGGATGACCATTCATCCACTCGTCAACAAATTCTCCTACGGTAATATCTTTTGGAATAAAATCACAATTAGACCAAGTGTTTCCTCCACCACAATATTCGCCATAGATAAGCCTCGTGTCTGCTCTGGATTGAAACCCTTTGTCTGCCTCATAATATGGCTGTAAAACTGCATTACGAATATTATAATAGTTTAGCACTGGGTTCACGCCAAACATTTTGCTATAGAGCAATTTATCATTGGCTTCTTTTTTCATTTCGTCCAACCATTCCTGTGGGGGTGGTGGTAAATTATTAATTTCTTGTTGCGTGATAGCAGGCATTACATTTATTATAGAGATGTCTCTAACCCCTTTACAATGAGATATAATATATATATATGTCTAAAGTATTTTAGTAAAAAAGTTTTCAAAAATTACTTGCAGGATTGAGCACCGAATAATAATTCTGATTTTCGCAAATTAAAAACGACATTCTCTCTCTGACCAAAACGAAAACAATTTTATGATGAATGATTACGCATATGTCTCTCATTAATGCCCGATGCAACTTACGATATATTATATCAGTTAATTCAACAGGCAATCTTTCATCAAGAAATTTTATAATCATAATATATAGCTATATAATATATTATGGAAAATCAGACTCTCGCAACGATTTTAGATAATGAAGATTTGCCTCACGGTGGAGACTGGTATGCAGGTATGGCTGCTCTCGTCGCCTCAATCGCCGCTGCTATAGGCAGTATTATATACGCATCTAAACATATTAAAAAATCGTCGTGTCTAGGCAGTAAATGTGAACAAGAAGTAATGGTTGAATCAGCCATTCCTCCACCCCGCTCAACTACGACAAATTTGTAAAATTAAATCTAGGATAATTATATATGACTACTTTTAATAGCGACGGAATCCCAATTCACAACAGTAAAGTTTTAGTTTCATCAGCTAGCGGTGTAGCAGTTTATGCAGGAAGTTTGCCGGTGCCCGTGAGTGACCCCAACAATCGTAAAGGTTGGTATTATGCAAAAACTGCGGGTGCTGAAAAATTCAATTATTATTATTACGGAGAGGGCAGTCGCCCCATACAGCTCAGAGAAGTGAAAGAATATTATTTTGTCGGAGCGGTTGATACCTATGTAAATCACTCGTCTCTCCCATTTCTCATCGTCTACACAAAACCTTTAGGAGACGGGCAAGATGGTGGTTCGTGGTACCGTACTAGAATTATTTATTCTTTACCAACATCAGAATTAATTCAGCTTGGAATTAAAGCTCAGTTCTCAAGTGTCGCCAACACAGGAACACGTTTTCCATATGCCCAAAAACATCTGAGCACTGTGCTTGTCACGGGCCCCAACAACCCAGCTGAAGAAATTTTAACAATGTCAGTTCACAGCGACAGTGCTGCAGACAACGGTGCTAAAATACTAATTTCTCACGTGGGCTACGAGTTGCACAATCGTGATGAAAAGGTTAATATTTTATTATCTGCATAATAGTAATGAGAAATAATACTATCTATCATAATATACCATATATAGCATTCACCATTTTAGAATTTGTTGGGTGTGCTATGATTTCATTTATTTTAGGAATATGTTTTGAACGTGCACGATGCTGCAGACGGCGGGGACAAATTGATTTAATTTAATAATATAGTATAGTATGACGTATATTATTGGAGATATTCACGAAGAAATTAAAAAGATGGACGAAAACTCGGTTGATTTAATTTATACGAACCCGCCATTTGCAACAACTAGCAAAAAATGGGACACTCCTCTACGATGGGCCGAACTTTGGAAACAGATGGATAGAGTGTTGAAACCAGATGGTGTGGTGTTGCTGCATTGTGCGATACCTTTCACGTATGAATTAATAAGCATACGAAAGCCAAAATATCATTACACGTGGGTGAAAACAAGTGCTACCAATTTTTTCCAAGCAAAAAAACAGCCATTACGACAAGTAGAGGAAATTTTGGTTTATTATAAATCAAACCACACATACAACCCACAAATGATTGGTGAGGAGATTATGACTAGGTCGCGTGGACATTATGCAGGTGACAATACCTATTATGGAAAACAAACACCAGTCCAAAGTACACAAAAGGGTAGATACCCAACAAATTTTTTAGGTAAGTTCTCTCGTAAAATACAATCTAAATCTCCAAAGTCTATAAGCGACGATATAATGATACGAATGATATCAACATATTCTAATCCAAGTGAGACTGTTTTAGATATGACGTGTTGTGACGATGGATTGGGAACGTTGTGTGAAGGGTTAAATCGTAATTATATAGGCGTTGATATTAGTGATGAATTTTTAAAAAATAAAATATAAATCAAATGTATAATGATTGATGCAAAGGAAATGAAAAAGTTGATGACACATTCTAAGAAGCACGCTGGGGGTATGAAGTCAAAACATATGAAAAATATGAAAAAGTTTATGACGGCAGGCGACAGTTTTATCGTAGCCCACAACAAGGCTAAAAAAATGGACAGTAAAAAATCTTCGTATTAAGTATGGCGACCTACAAACAAAAATTCAACAAGAAGTATAAGTTTAGCAAAGACAAATCTCACAGTGTAGCTGAAATTGCTAGATTGACTGGATACAAATATAAGAATTTATTGAAAATAAGAGAGAAAGGAATGGGTGCATTTTATTCAAACCCGTCATCTGTAAGACCAAATGTTTCCAGTGCAACTCAGTGGGGTGTTGCTAGAATTTATTCTGCGGTGATGGGCGGAAAAGCTGCAAAAATTGATAAAGACTTACTTCGTTAAAATACTTATAGACATATGAATAAAGTATTTTAATAATGCCGAAATATACAGTCGCCAAATATACCTATATAGGTCATTATGATTATTTAATTCGTTTGCACTGCAAACCCACAAAAGACTCAGAATTTAATTATCGCACTTGGTATTTGCCTAAAGCAGACTATACCCTAGACGAGGTTAAGTTATTTAGAAATGCACGAATGGCTGAATTAGAAAAAGAAGGTCTGCGAGGAACTGATGGCCGTAGACGAATGGAAACCTCCAAAACAATTGGTATGAAATAATTAGATTACTGCCTGTGAAGAAAAGTAAAGGTAGACGTTAGATGGTACGTTGTTAGCACCAGTCTGGAGTTGCATAGTAAATCTGTTCTTAGACAAGTCAACAAGCCCATCAAAGTCTAAACCAAGACCGAAACCCTGGTTTGCCTTGAACACATCTTTCGCAACTTGGTTATGACCGGCAACACCCATAGCGTCAATAAATCGCTCAAGCATCTCTGTGCGGTCAGTCAGCGAATAAGTAATTAAAGAATTAGTTTGGTCATTAAATAAGTATTGCACTTCTGTAAGTGCCTGCGGTTCTTCAAGAGCAAGAGCATTATCAACGATACTGTTTTCGTGTCGTGTATCGCAGAACGAAGCAACAACAGATGAGCACATCGCAGGAACATTAGCCGAAACAGATGCAGAACCAGAGAGAATGTTAGATTTAATGTTGAAGACCGTTCTCATACCCGTCTCAGATTTAGAGCCATCATCAGGAACAGACCGATAGGTGCAACGAAGATTTTTCAACTGGTAAATAGATGCCGCAGTCTGGCCTGAGCCCATAAGTGCAACACGGTTTCGTGCAAGATTGCACGTGAGTGTAATTGGTCCCGTCTTGCTCGCGGGCAAATCAGAACCAGACATACGGTTCAGTGCACAGACAGGTTTCAATGAAAAATCCACGTCTTGTGCTTTTTGTGTAGAACCCGCTCCTGCAGTCGTGTTAATCTGCTGACCACAAAGGTTTGGCCAGATATCAAGATGGCCTCGCAATTCGCACATTAAATCACTGTTAAGTAAATCAAGACGGTCGTACGATGCGTGTGCCGCCATAGCTACCCACCGATTATAATTTTGAATTGACTCAACAAGGCCACCCGAGAGAGTGGAGACTTGGACACTGTCAATAAAAGCGTGTGCACCGGCACATCTATCAAATCCACAGTTCACAGCCGATGGGTTTGTGCCGTCTGCTAAAATAGCTAAATCTGCAAGGACTCTCACACTGTTTTTTAACAAAGACCGTCCCTCCCCAACGTTAATGACAAAATCAACGTTATCAAATTCCGTATAAGTATCTTGGGTTGCCTGTGGTTCAACCTGGTGGTATAAAACTTCTTGTCGTAAATCATTGCTCATTATAAAAAATACAAACATTTTTATTTTGTATTTTTTTACGAATTAATCAAATTTTATTTATGCTTTGATAGATTTAACCATTTGCTTATATATTCTGATGTCTTGGACTCCAGCTGCACTTTCAATCTGAATATCAACATATTTTGGCCGTGCAGATAACGGCAGAGTTTCTATAATAGTAGAATTTCGTTTATCAAACATATTTGCTTGTATTGGTGCAACTGGTGTGATTCGTGCAAATTTCAGCTGAGCGTTTCGCCAGTCGGTGTACTGGTTGTCAAGTGCCCGAGTAAGACGGTCATACTGAAGTGGCGAGTCTACAAAAATACTTCGGTTGCCGGTCTGGTCTTCGTTGTTGACGGCGTATCGGTAACTCTGGTATATAGTAGATGGTAAAATTTCATTCCGAGGTGCTAAACACACCATCATATGTTCAGCTTCACCTTCCATCGTGTAGCCACGAGCAAAAGAAGTTAATGCATTACCGTTGTCTTCTTCGGTAGAGTAAGTGATGTATTGGTATTCATCTGGTGTCTTCATAGAAGGACGAGTAAAAAGCACAAGTTCTGCACGATTGACTGTAATATTTGAATGGTAAGTGTTATCAGCCTTAATCAGAATAGCAGAAAGGTCTTGTACGACTGCACCTGGATTTGTAAACCAGTTTGCAGCGGTCTTGATAGTAACTTTGTTGGTTCCTGGAATAAATTGGATAGTATCAATAACAGCAGGAAGGTCAGCCACAGCAGGTGCCGAAGCACCACCATTACCCGTTGCTGTCGCAGAGACCAGAATACGCTCACCAACGTAAAATGGTAATGTTTGCTGATAGTCGGTGTATTCATACGTCAAGATTATACTATTAGTTGCACCGGCAGCGGCTTGAACTGGAATACCTGGTTGTGGCTCGCCTTGACCCCACATCGCTGCCCCATCAAACGAAAGGCTAGTATTTTCTGAACCACCCAATTGGTCAACTTTAACCTTTTTCCAATTTGTTTCCATATGGATTCGTGTGGTTCCGAATTTGGAAGTAGAAGTATCCCAAGCGTCAGCCCCCTCAGCAATACCAAAGACAGATTTTAATGGAACTTTAACATCACGTGCAAGTTGTCGTGATACAGCACCAGTAACTTTAGTTCCTACATCGTCGGTATTTCGTGAAACACAGTCAAGGAAATACGATGTCTGGTTTCCTAAACCACGAACAGATTTAGGAGCCGTGAAGGCATTCATATCGTCCTTGCGTTCTTCAGCGTCGTGTTCGGCATTGAACAAAGCACTTTTAAGCGTATCAACACGCCTAATGGATTCTATTTGGCCTTTGTCGCAAGAAATTCTTGCATTACGAATAAGAGCAGAGTTGGGTGCCTGGTAAGCTTCGCCTATTGACCCCATACCGTCAATTTTAAGAACAGCATTAATAGGGTCTTCAACCGTGAATGTACCGCCCCCAGCGTTTGCACCCGCTGCTGGTGTAATTTCTGTATTGAAAGCCACGTAAGATTTCGTCATATCAATAATCATACCTGATGGAATTTCAAAATCTACCAAATTAAGTGTAGATGGAACGGTACCGCCCGCTGCAATAGCCCGACCGTCCCACTGTGCTGCAAATCCTTGTTGTGAACCTATACGAATAACTTTATCACTCATTATAAAATATCTAGTTATTTTATTTTCAGATATTTTACACAAATTTTAAAATTTTAAACATTCTGGAATCCTGAGGCTATTGCAACGTGTGCCTGTGGTGGAGCAGGCATCACTGGAACTGACGGTATTCTTTTTTTTGCTGCCGCTCCTATACCCAAAGCTGCACCACCAAGAAGTGTGAATATATCTAATCCTGGTATAGCGTCTAAGCCTCCTAATAATGCCTCACCAAATCCTACTGCCGCGTCTTCGCCACCACTAGCCGCTGCCGCTACCTTTGCCGCTGCTTGTGCCGCTTCGTCAGAATCAAATATTGCCGGTGCCGCTTTAGATGCTCCTGCCGCTGCTTGTGCCGCCACATCAACCTCTGGTGTCGCCGATGCCCCCCCCGTTGCAAAAGCGGATGATGTCGTTTGGCCTATGGCTGTTGAACCCGCCTCTTCGCCACCGAAGGTTGTGGTTTGGAGAACTGCGTCGTCTGTAGGTTCAGATGCTTCAAATCCTGTTGCGCCCTCAGGTCCCTCAAAATCATCGTCATCAACAATATCGTCAAAGTCGTCATCACCATCGCCAAATGTCGTCAATTGCAATGTACCCGATACTGGAGCAACGTCTTCGGCTGCCTCCTCGCCCGCTGCCTCCGCTCCTTCTTCACCCCCAGTGCTTGCAACAGCAGATGGATTTGCTCCTACAGCTCCTCTTGTTGCCTGAGATAAACCATCTTGAACTTTTGTAATTCCTTTGTTAACTATATCCTTTACACCATCAATAGCTTTCTTTTTGAGCTGACTCGCATATTGTTTAACCAGTGGGTCGCCTAATAAACCTTTAATTACACCTTTGCCCCCCATCATAACTTTTAAACTCGCTAATCCTTCTTCAACGGTTTTAGATGTTTCTTCCTTTTTATCTTTTAATTTTGCTGCCGCTTCTCCTGCTTTTATCTGGCCTTCAGCAAGCGTATCGCCCAATGAGGTATTCATATTTGCGAAAACATCTGACATTATATACTATATCGTATAAAATAAAGAAATTATTTTTTAAAGTAATATTATATGCACGAAATTAATGTTTATAAAGTTCAGGATAAAACTGATAACAATCACCAAGCTATGCCGTTGTTTGATTCGCCTTTTAAAATACTTATCAATGGTAAGTCGCAACTCTCAGGAAAAACTACGCTAATTTTAAATATGCTAATGAATCCAGAATTTGGCTATAATAAGATGTTTGAGAACGGCGAAAATATCTATATCATTAGTGATAATAAATTGGATAACAAGATTAAAATTTTGATGGAATATAAAGACATACCTGCAGAAAACCATTTTCCGTATGACGAGCAAACATTGGAAATGTTGTATGAAAATTTAGAAGAAGAAGCAATAATAGAGATGGACGAAAATGGTAAGATTACACCGAAACTACTGATTTTTGATGACGTAGGTGCAAGCGGTAATTTAAAAAATAAAAATTTTGGAATTATTACGAAACTGGCCGCCGTGGGTCGCCACATCAACTGTAGCCAAATATACACGTCACAAAGGTTCTCAATGATTAGTACTCAGCTACGTTCCAACCTTACGGGTGCTATATTATTCAACACATCTATGAAGGAGCTTGAGCTTATTTCAGATGACTTTAATTATAAATCTACGAAGAAATCGTTTATAGAAATGTTTAGGAGAGAGACAGACAAGCCCCGCTCGTTCTTGGTTGTTAATTTCACTAATCCTGGTGGATTATATATGAATTCAAAGTTTCAAACAATTGCATAAAAAAATAAAAATTTAATTATTGTATTAATTTATAATGCCCACTCGTGAAATATTGATGTCTCACCCTGTTGCTACCCTACGTGCAGAGATAGCAAAAGCTAACTTGTCGCAGAAAGCAGATAAAAATTTGTTTAAGCGTGCTGTATCTAGAATGCGAAAAGACGAACTTATTGCTGTAATGATGGCTCCGGCATACAAAGACCGATTTCATCATATCAAGATGAATGAAAAAGGTGCTGGAAAACCAAAGAAACAGCCACGATATCCTGCAGTTGAAAAAGCGAAGGAAGAAATGGCCACACCAAAAAAGCGACGTGTTGCACGACCATCAACACCTGTCTTTGATGTGCCTGATTCAGCACCCACGCCAATTAAATCAAAGAAAAAACCTAAGAAAAAGAAAAACGTAAAACTTACCATTGTTGATAAAGAAGAACCGCTTACTGCAACCAAAGCCGACGGCACAGTCATTGAATTGAAAAAACGTGTACGAAAAAGAAAACCACCAAAAAGATTGTCTTAATATATCTATAAAATAAGGGTTTAAATAAATAGCCTCTTTTATTCTATGGATAACACAAATACTAATGATGGTATGGAATTAATTGGCCAAGTCTACAAACTTACGTGCAACGACAAATCTTTTGAAGAATGTTATATAGGCTCTACTATAAATTTATATTCACGATTACACAAACATAAATATAATGCAACAAACACCAACAGCGACAAATTTAATCTAACTATTTATAAAAAAATACGTGAAAATGGCGGTTGGGGTAACTGGGGCTGTTCTGTTTTAGAAACCACAAAAAATCCTACACGTACGGAATTAATTCAGCTTGAGAGAAAACACTATGAATTAAATAAAGAATTATCAACATTAAATACAAAATATTGCGGACGCTCCAAAAAAGAAGGCTGGCGTGCGTGGAAACAATTAAATCCAGATTATTGTAAAAATTACCAAGAAAAAAATAAAGACAAGCTTAAACAATATTGTCATAAATATTACGATGAAAACAGAGAGAAGTTGCAAGCTAGAAATAATATGGCCATTACCTGCGAATGTGGCTCTATTGTAAATCGTAGCGGGCTCTCACGACACAGGCGAACACAAAAACATCTTAATAATATATAATAAAAAAGGGGTTAGATAAATCCTATAATAAGTGTAATGAACCACATTGAGCTTTTTTCTGGAACTATAGTTTAAATTTACGTTTATAATTAGCAATTGCAGATTTTAATGTGGGTTTTTCCCACAAAATATATCTTGACAATGAGCCTGGTGTCATAAATGCTGACCAATTTTCTCGTTTAGCGTGTCTTTTTAAATAACTTTGTTTGACCTTCTCTCTTTCACCACTGTTCTTAATATAATATGGAGAGTCCTTATCATTTAGCAACGTAAAGTCTCTAAAATTTGATGCACCAAAATGTGTAGTAATTGTTTTACCATCGTCTTTTTCAAATACAGCCATCAGTTTTTTACCTCTACGGGTACTGGGTTTTATTTCTAATAATTTCATATATATATTATATTTAGAATTATTTTCTTGATTTTAATGTTATAGCTAATGATATTCTTTTTTTCATTAATGGGGTCATCTTACGTTCTTTACCATTCAACATAAAAGTCTTGCCGTTTTCTTTTTTTACTAATCTTCGCAAAAGAGCCATTGGAATGTTTTTCTTCACTGGAATGCCTAATTGTTTAGACAATGCACCTTCTTTAATTTTAAAATCACCATCACCTAAATCAATCGTTGTTTTTTGGTACGCCATTATATAAGTTCAATATATTAATTTATTTTATTGTTTATTAATATAATGGAAGAAGAACCAAAAGTGAAGCAACGAAAAGCGATTTCGCCAGAACGTAAAAAAAAGCTCCTAGAGAATCTGGCTAAAGCGAGACAGCGTGCAAAAGAAGTGAGAGAAGAGAAAAAAGCGTTGCTTAATGCTAAAAAAGCTCAGACGAAAAAAGAACCTGAACCAAAGGCAAAAGTTGAAAGCCCGCCGGTACCAGACCCTCGTGATGCTGAACTTGAAAGATTACGTAATCAGGTCAAGAGCTTCACGTTGCAAGATATAGCACGAAAATCCAAGCCTAAGCCCAAGCCCAAGCCCAAGCGTCCAGACACGCCACCACCAGACCCTAGTCCTCCAAAGAATGAGTTGATACAGGTTTTGGAAACCCCCACGATTTTGGAAGAAAGGTCTTCAGTTCAGTCACCCCCGCCTCCGCCCGACCCCGAGTACGAAGCCCCACCCGTGAAAGCGACACCCAAGCCTCCACCAAAAGCACCGTCGCAACCTGCAAAGAAATCGCCACAACAAACCCCAGTCCATACACCAAATACAGAAATCCAAAAACCATCACCTCCAAAACCCCATAAAGCATTTCGTAAAAAGCGAGAACGACATTACTAATCATACATTCTAATATATATAATAATAAAGTAAATTAATCTAAAGAAATCTCTATAAGAAGGTTATGGAGTACTACCCAATAGAAAATTATGAAGGCATATACGAAATTAATAAAAATGGTGATGTTATCAGGGTGATGAAATCTGGTGCATTAAAACCTGTTAAAATGCGAAGAACACACCACGGCCAGAAAACGCTAACCTTGTGCAAAAAAGGAGAAAAAAAGAAATTCATAACATTAATGAGGCTAGTATTCAATACTTTTGCCCCAGAAAATATTAGAAACAGTGGTAAATTATATGATTTAATTCTCACAAATGGTAAAAAAAGCGATTGTTCGTTTGATAATATTGAATGGTATGAAAGAGAAAAACCATATTTATCAGATTACGACAACCTATCTAAGTGTGAAAAATTTGCACACGATACCAAATATATAACATATGTCAAAGACGTTGATGGGCGTGAATTTTATGTTTTCAAACGAATTATAGGATTAGAACAATATAAGGAAATGTGGAACATTGACAGGATTGAAGAAAACTTAGACTATTTACAGTCTAAATATAAAGAATGGCTTGCATTTTTGCCTGCTACGTAAAAAAAGTTGTAAGGGCTGATTCAGAATCTCAAGATGTTTCTCCATAATCAAATTAGTTTTTCTCCATATCCTTCGGAAAACAAATATCAAAGTAAAAAGTTAAACTCAAATTCCCAATCAGCACTTACAACTTTTTTAAACATTAAATAAAATAATAAACATTGTTACCTATTTCAGAGTCGTCCGACATCGTCTGCACACATCACAGTACCATCTTTGTTGAACCACGTACCACACTTTTTCTGGTATACTTCTGCCGACTCTGTCTTTAGAGGCCGTTCAATACCAAGAATTTTATTTTTCAAATCCTGAGCAAAACTGGTCTTCAATAACTTTTGTGGCCTAAGGTCTTCTCTCTCCTTGTGAACCAAATCTATCAAATCAATTAATTCAGCTCCATAAAAATATTTATCTGCATACACGTAAGAATAATGGTAATGGCTCATATAATCTTTGGCTATATATTATTTTCCAACTTTATTATATATAAAATAGGGTTAAAGAAATACCTAGATTATGTATATCAATATGAATACCACTCAAACCCAAGCTGAATACAGAAAACAATATTTGAAGGAATACCAAAAAGCAAACCCAGAGCAAACTAAAAAAGCGAAAGCAAAGTGGCGTGAAGCAAACCGGCAACAAACCCGTGATTATGCTAAATCGTACTATGCACTGAACAAGGATAAATACAATGAGCGGTATGAAGCAAACAAAGAAGAGCTTACTCAAAAAGCCAGAGACTATCACCACACTGAAAAGGGTAAAAAGAGTCATATGATTTCATACTGGAAAGGCAAACGAAAAATCGTGCACGATGACTTTGACACACTCTATGATGATTATACTAAATCAACAATGTGCGATAAATGCGATATGCCGTATGGTGAACGTGGCGATGGTACGGGGTCATATAAATGTCTTGCTCTGAAATTCGGAACGAAGGAAGTTGCGGGTATTAGCTGTTTTAGGTGTATGAACCGTGAGAAAATCATAGCAAAAAATAAAGCATTTAAATCTGCACTTAATATAAAATGCACGTAACCTTTAAAAATGCAATAATAAGACAACCGCCGAAAAAAAAGAAGCCAACGCTAAAGCAAATATTTAAGAACATTAAAGTGAAGAAAACTAAGAAAAGTAAATGTAAGTGTGGAAATTAAAATACTAAATACCATAATGATGCATATCCTAATGTAGCAACTATTATATCAATCTTGATATTTTGAGGAATTGTTATAAATTTTCTCATAATATATTATCACAGTTATTTATAAGATGGTTAAATTATTACGACTCACTAGTGAAGACAATTGTAATTTTAATGTAAATATGGACGCTGAGCTTATTGTGAGCGAAAATGCAGAAATTGCAGTTAAAAATCTTACATTTGATACTCTTTTTGAAGTGTTAACTGTGGGCAATTTCACAGTTCCGTTCACTGACACCAATGGTAGTGTTTTGTTTGGTTCAGATACGACTAATTATGGAGAAGCTTCTGCATTTTTAACTCCTGTCTCATACAACAACGCTAATTATGAATCATTTTTTACCGATATGGAAGCAACGCTCAACAACACGCTTGAACCTATTAATCAAGCAGATGCTACTGGAATTCAGACTGTAGGCCAACAATTTTACGCCCAGTGGAAAGTTCCTCGTGATACAGATTTTAGGGATATTGAATTTAGATTAACTCCAGTTATTGTGCCGTTGGTAACTAGAGACTTACAGGATTTAGATGATGCAAAGTGGGCTGCATCTAATGATTTTATGTCTCCGTCATACAGTGGGGCTAATGTAGCCAATGTAGAAGTCATTACAAAGGTTGCTCCTACTTTTGCCGGTGATATGGCTTTAGTTTCTAGAAAAGCGACAGAAGCTTCTGGCTCACCAAGAAGTCATTATTTTGTTGCTAACAACACAGCTACGCAATGGTGTCAAGGGTCTGCTGTTTTCTGGGGTAGAATAAATGTGCTTACTGATAATGGTAATGCAGAAAATACAAATGGTTTTGAAATAGGTCTGTCTAAATTTCAGGGCTTTGAACCAGATGCAGATATGGACGGCACCCAAGTTATGTTTGGTCTCCGAGTAAAACGACCACAAGACCCAATTGAATATTTCGTTCCAGATAATAATTTTGAACCCACGGGCACCCCAGTAGTCTCAATTGGAAATACACCAACCAATCCTGTTAAACCCGTAACAGGCGAACAAGATATTTTATTTATTCAGAGAGAAAGACACGCATCTGCGAATGGTGTTGACACACGAATTGTAGGATATATATTCAGAGACGGCCAAGTGCCTCTTATTATATTTTCTTACGAATTAACTAAAGCTCAACAGTCAGTTTCACTCTATCCATATATCTGTATGTATGGTGATAAGGCCAACGCCGTATTGTCTCAACCATCTTGCACGTTTGACCCTTTTTCCATAGACGAAAAGAGAACTGGTAATGAATTTATTGAGTTGCTGAAGCCTCAATACGGCAACCTATTTGCCGGTATCAGCACATTTAAGGAAATAACAGACGCTTACACCACACCAAATGAAACAGATATTCCAAATTTAAATGATGCCTGGTTTACATCTAGTTATGGTTTAACTGCAGATACAGAATTAAATATAGATAGAAGCATATTACAATTTATGGGTTTTGAGCAAAGTATAGTTGGCGACGGCACGGGCAGGCACACCTTTCTTCCTATAATAAGCACGGCGGGATATCCTTACGGTTTTAAATTAGAAGCTTCCGATACTTTTCAAGCCACGCAGAGTGATAATTATGTTGTGGTTATAGACAGCCATAAGGTTGTATCGTATGATTGTTCTGACAGACAAAATTCACAAAATTTTGATGTTGTTGGAAAACGAATGAATATTCTAGCGACCATTCCAATATCCGATGGGACGGGTATCGTGGAATTTGATGCTGCAGAAGTTCAATATATTGACCTTGATAATCAAACGCCACGAGTTATCCGAAATTTGAGATTACGTGTTTTAGATAAAGCTCTCCGAGAAATATCAACTACGGGGCTTTCTGTAATGACCCTCTTGATAAAAGATTAAGCACAATAAGCATAAATAAAATTTACAAAAAATACAAAAATTAATTATAATGACTTTATATAATGAGTAGTTATATTAACGGTGACTTACGCACAGAATATATTGACCCGCAGGTTTATGTTCCGAACGGACGTGCATCATTTGATTTAGACGCTTCCAACCTTGCTTACCTTCCAAATATGAGGCTCCTCAACGTGGGGGTTACTTCCACAGGCGATACATACAACAGACTTGTGGGTTCCTTGGCGGTTGTCAGAAACATACGCCTCCTTGATGGGCGAACCGAGTTATCGGCTCTGCGAAATCCAGCACCATATCTCGCATTTAAATCGCAACAGCGAACCAACGCCGACAGCAAATCTACTGCATCGTGGCTTAAAAACACTATGGTTGGTCTTGAAATTTCTGAAGCCGATGAAAAACTAGGCCACATCTTTACTAACCACAACACCAATGTTGGCCAACCAGGCGACGCTAATGAAACCAGGGTTGGTTATCTTGACCTGATGGAATGCTTTCCTATTTTGGGGTCTCTTCCTTGCTTACCTACAGACGTATTTCCAAACCTTCGTGTTGAGGTAGAATTCCAAACTTCCGTTACGGCTCAGGTTATTAACACCCAGACTGTCACCGATAGTGCTACTGTAAGACCTATTTTGGCGGTTGACGTTATTGAAAACCCAGACCTCGCCAAGGCTCTTTCTAAATCGTTGAAAGACCAGGGTGCTCGGTGGTTAGAAATTGAACACGACAGGTTCAACATAGCCACTAATCCAGAAGCGGCGGGTGATGCTCAGGTAGCATCTGAACAATCTATGGGTTATATAGGAAAACGTGTTGAACGTCTTTTGATGGTTAAAACGCTCCAAGACCCAGCTTTGACGGTTGCTACAAATGATGTTATGGGCTACGGAAATGTCTCATCGCAGGCGTATCAGTCTCAAGAGACCCAGGTAAGATTAAACGGCCGTAACGTTTTTCCAGGTTTTGGAGGAATTACGAGACCAAACGAACGTCTTGGCCTTGTGTCTGATGAATATGGCTCGTGTGCTTCTTACCCAGGTGCAGTGTTTTACAACTGGTCTAATGCCGACGTGTTGATGAAACTTGGTGCAGGAGTTCAGCTGAGTGGTAAAGCCTTTGCCGGTGCCTTGTCATATGACTGTGTGAGATTAGGTGCTCGTGTGGCTGACCTCCAGATACAAATCTCCAGAGAGGCTGATGGTGGTACTAGTGGGGGAAATCTTCCACCACGTTCTACTAATCTTGCTTGCAATGTTAATATGTATGCTGAAGTTGATAAGTCGCTTGTGATGGGACGTGATGGACAATACCGAATTGTTTACTCCGCATAGATTTTTAAAAAGATATAATCGTTAAATATTAGATATTATTTTATAATGAATAATATATAATATGGAAGAAATAACTCTAATGTGTAGACAAGTTGAAAGCACAGAAGTTGTGCAAAACGGCGTGTATCACACCACACTCAATCGCCCTATTATTTTAGAGGAAGGAGATGAGGTCTCAATCAAGTCAGCCACCCTCAACGTTATTGGTGATACTATTATTATACCAGAGGGTGGATTAGATGTTGAATTGCAAGGATTAAAATATTTAGTCAATTATAACATTAATCAAAATATGAAATATCGTGCTGGAAATTCACTGGCCAACAATATTGTCTCTGGACTTTTCGTGAATGCAAATGCCGTAGGGTCAACCCCACAACCATTAACAGAAACGGGTGATAACGAGTTATATTGGTTGTCTAACGCACACGCAGACACTAATGCCCATACACCATATTATATTGTGAATGTAGATGTTGTTCCGCTGTCCAAAGGTCGTGGGGGAAAACGATATGGTGGTGATTTGCTCATTAATTATACAGACCCCAACACACCAACCGATTTATTTGGAAAGAGTATGACTATTCATATAGCATCATACCAAGAAGACCGATATGAAAAACACAATCCAATTCCTCTGCCCGAAGACGCACGTAAGCGATTTCCTAGCAAATTTTACCAAATAAAATGTGCTGAGATTAATGGAGCCCCATCTGTAAGAGTAGACCCTAATGCTGTTATAGAAGGTCTCAATTTATCGCAGGTAACGTTTCCTTTAGACCAACAGTTTGACCCACAACCGATTACACCTACTGTAAATTCGTACGAAATATCACCACAGAATTTTACTTGGAATGCAACCATACCAGAAGGTGATTACACGCCAATTGAGATGGCTGCCCTACTCACGCAACTTCTTGCTCCAATTGAAAAATCAGGAGCCACGTCTGCAAATTACAACCACCCAACTGCGGGGGGTGCATTTGACCAAGACGATTGGACACCGCCATCGGCTACACCGTTCTTGGAAACAATACTTGAAAATAACAGAACACTTTCTAGGCTGACAGCCAAAACCGCAGGAACAGACAACAAACAATGTTTTACCAATGCGTCTCGGTCAACGTCTTTTACAGACCCATCATTAGCTGATAATGCCGGTGAGTTAGTTAGAACATTTGAAGTTGCTACTATGTTAGCAAATTATGACGGTGCAGTTACGCCTTACATTCCACCAGTGGATAGGTGGGTTGGTACAGACTCTCTCAGTTTATCATTTGATGAAAATGAAAATAAGATGAAGATAGATGTAGCCCATTTTCCAATATATGTAAATTCCACGGGTGAAACGGCGGGTGCATTGAATGCTGATGCTAAACCAGGAATCCAATACAATCAACTTACGGCAAATAATAATCTTTTCAATGCTTTCTCTGGGTTGGCCAAAGCATATTCGGGCATTGCATTCACAGCTATGTCTCCGCCATCATTCTGGGCAGACCAACTTGGGTTTTCTAATAATACGGTTGCGGTGGTTCCTGCATCTGCTAGTGCAAATTTTCCTATTGACCAAGCGGGTGTGTTAAACTCATTTACTATTGCTAATGTGATACCAGGTCAGACAATTACAGAAGGGTTCGCAGGATTAGACGTGCCGGTGGTTCCGTCTAGTGACAGACAATTTCCACCAGGTGTAGATTCTGACGGTGATGCTGTTACAGCTACACCAGGACTGTTTGCTGAACCAATACACAGTGCTGCTGGTGACGGCACTGGGGTGCAAATTACAACGCCAGATACTGTACCAATTTTTGGTGGAAAAACATTCAATCAACAAATTCAGAATGCAGGATATTTTATGATTGATATTGCAAATAATTTCCAGACTGAATTTCTTGGAAATCGTATGGAAACACAGACTAGCTCCACACCAACGAATGGTCAAGACACGATGGGTATAGTCGGCCGATATTACACTTCTAATAATTATATAACAAATCAAGGTGCGGGCAACATTGTCTATACTCACCCACCAGGTGCAAAACCACAAATATTGAGCGATTTATTTATTAAGGTTAAAAATCCAGACGGCACATTTGTTGCTGAAACTATATTAGGTGAGGAAAACACTGTGTTTGTTACTATCAACAGAGCCTCTCGTCCAGTTAATGTTCCTGTTGCTCCTTCCAAGAAGCGAGAGGAATAAATTGATATGTGTAGCTTTTCTTATTTAAATTTTTTCTTTTTATAAAATGATTATTTCTTACTAATTTTATGAAAATTTTTCTCACGTGGTCTTTTTTATAATTATCTAATACATAGCAAAACATAGCACAGAGGTGCGAATATTTCAGGAACCCCATCTTATATATCTTGCGATATTCTAAATAAGAGAGAACAACATTTTCCTCAGTATTTTTCAGCATATATAATGTTAAGAAAAAAAATACAGAAGTGCAACTAATAAGTATCGCTATCATCACTATCATCGTATGAACTGTCATATTCTAAAGGTTCGTCTTCTTCAAATGAAATCTTGTGGGGTGGAAGCCACTCTTCGTCGTCATCGCTATCATATTCTTCCAGTTCGTCGTCAGCGAGACACTCCATTATATCTGGTAAAGCGTGTCGCCAATCTACACTCGCTATCTCTCCATCATCACGATAAACAATATTTATTTGAATGGGTACTGCGTGGCTATCCTTAAGTTCAACGGTAAGTAAAATTTCCATTTATATATACTTACTTACTTTTTTAATTTTGATTTTTAACTATTTGTGTCTCCATTAAAAGTACTTAGATAAATCTCTATAATAATACCATAGTAATGGAATATTCCTGCAACTGTTGTAAGAGAGAATTTGGTGAAAACCGTATTAAATATGAATACCACTGCACGACAGCATCACACAAACGAAAACAAACCACGATGAAAGCTGAGATGACCCCAACAGATTATCTTATGGCTATGGTCAAGACATTAACACAGCAAGTCCAAGACTTGTCTGGTGGGTCTGCCGGTGTTGTTGTAAAGCGTGAATCCGATAAACCATTATCATTCAACGAGATTATCAGAAAAAAATTATATACCCAGGAGCAAGTGATTGACAGGAAAAATACAGATATGCTGTTGCCGTCAAAATCGTGGACTAGGTTTCTGACATCTGCATACAAGTATAATAGGAAACAAAAAATTATTTCATATTCATACAAGCCAATAGAAATTGCCGCAAATTTATTATTAACTAAATTTTACGAAACGCCCCAAGAATTATTGCCTATAATAGTTCTGAACAACAGTAGTGGTAGAAAGAAAAATATAGCATACTATTATGGAGATTCTATATTTAATGTTCGCACAGATATAGTTAAGCGACGCAATATAGATTTATATTCTAGAATTGATATGTATCTTTACAAGGCATTCGCACAGCCGTGGTTAGAAGATAAACTAAAAGAAATATATCGGTCGTTGCCTATTGAGATAAAAAATAAAGTGCATTATCACTCTATTGATGATAATAATATTTCATTCTTAGATTTTAAATGCACGTGTTCTGATAATATGCATAGCAAATGTTATCGTGATTTACTTTTTGATGAGGAAGACTTAAAAGTGTACCGATATAAGAATCGTGAATTAAAAAATATTGATGGTGGAACTTTCACGCTTAATGATAATGAATTTGTTGAATTTGTTCAAGAGTTTATAGACCATATAGAAAATCACGATTATGGGTATGTGTACAATGAATACAGAGAAAATAGAGACCTTATGTCATTTGATACAGCTTCCGAAGAATGCAGATATGAAATTGTTGATGAAGTATTTAATTTAATATGCAAGCGTTGCTTGTTTAAAAAATGCGATGAAGATGCTTAAATAATTATCTTTTGAATATATATGTCTGTAAGAAGTTATTTTGAAAATCAACGTAAATTAAGAGAGACGAGCGTTCGTGCATATATGATATGTTTAAAAAAACTAAACAAAAATGTGGAGCCAGAAACATTAGAATTTTTAAAAAACTTTGATGACGTGTTTCATTTTATAAAACGCTACAAGCCCACGACCCAACGCTCATATATGATAGCGGTGAATCAAGCATTAAAAAGTGTTAATGAGTGGGACGAGCTAAAAGATATATATGAAGCAAAGCTAGAATGTCTGGAGTATGAACATCAGGAGCGTAATGCATCATATGACAAAACTGAAGAGGAGGCAAAAAACTGGACTACATTAGAAGAATTAAAATTAATTGCAGATTATTGGGTTGATATGATTGATGAAATACAATATAGCCCACGACAGTTTATTAAAATATATGACGTGTATAAGTGTGCGATTGTTAGTCTGCTGTATACTGAACACCCCGCCATTAGGCTTGACTACGCAACAATGGAAATCTGTTATGAAGAAAAAAATATTGAACCAAAAAAAAATTATTTATTAATTGAGGATGGGTGCAAACATTTTGTTTTGCAACATTATAAGACAAGCTCAAAGCATCACGAAAAGGTATGGGAGCCCACGCCACGATTGTCGGCCATTATTGATAAATGGTTAGAAATAAATAAGAGTGGGTATTTTTTACCGAACAGAAATATGGATAGGCCAATGACGACTAACGCATTAGGAAAAATGATAACACGTGTCTTTGAAAGTATTGATAAAAAAATAACTGTTAACACGATACGTCATATTTGGATTTCTGAGAATGTGGACACGACGGCAATAGACAAACACGATGAGCTTGCCGGTGCGATGTGTCATACTGGGGGTACACAAAAAACTTATATTCGCACATAGTGCGTGATTGAGCATTTCCGTTGGTTTTGAAATTTAAATACTTTAGACATATATATATATTATTATCTATTAAAATAGGACTTAGAGACATCTCCATAATAAGGTTAATGACCTCAATGAATACCTTCACTGAAAACGAAATGAAAGATTTTCAAGATTACCCAATTATGCCTCCAGACTATTTTGTGACTGACCAAGAAAAAATGAAATGGTTGATTCCACAAGTTGATTATCATATCTGGGTAATGATTGGTGATTATAAAGAAATTGCAGAACGACGTGACTGGCTAGAAGAAATGCCTGACGTGGTTGAGGATAATGCAAATCAGCTGAATGAAGACGGTGTTCACGAAATTTTGAATTATGAAACAATTATGAAAGACCCACGACGATTCAAGTTTTACATTGAGTTGGACTCTTTTTCTTTGTGGACAGATGAGGAATGGTTTCAAAAGTGTTACGAAGCACAGCGTAATAAAGTAATTCCATACGCAGGCACAGACATCACGCAGTCTTGGAGCCACCCAAAGAAACTTTTTAAAAGGTTTATGTCATATAAAAAAAAACTATCTGCTGAAAAGATAGATTTTTTTAATACGGTTATGATGCCTCAATTATTTAAAACAATTCAATCATATCATATCAACACGGGTGACAAGATGGCTACACTCATTCATACAAGAATTATTTCTTCTGAGCATTGGGAGTGTGACCGTGCAAAAGATTGTGCACAATATGTAAACGAAAAAATGCACCCGTATAACAAAAAGGGTGCTGAGATTTTTGGAAGACTTAGTGACGAGTGGGTTGGTTACCACGGTCGTGCAGATGATTTTATTCATATGAATTGGTCGTGGATAGGGGCAGGAAGTTACGTGAGGCCGTTTGTATATAAAACGATTGGAGTGCACGCGTGATAAAATAAGACTGAGTATGGTGTGTGTTGAAAAGAAATCATCAAGCATAGAAAAAAGTTGTAAGGGCTGATACAGATATTGAGTTTCATATTTAACAAAGAAAAAAGTTGTCTACGTGGTGTAGGAAGAACTTCTGAGATATATAAGAAAAGATATTAGAATACAGATTCAGCATTTACAACTTTTTTGGGGGGGAGCGAGCGAGCAAAGCGAGCGAGGGAAAGCCCGATACATGGGGTATGCACGTGGCCGAGCCCGACCCCCCCGTTTTCTAGTGATTTACGAGATTTTAGTGGGGTGAATTCTGGTGAATCAGGAGCCCTCGTATTTTAGGAGATTTCAGTCGGGTGAATTCTACTAAATCAGTTAAATGGCGACTACTTTCCACTTTTCCTGGTGATTACAAAATAGCATAAATGTACATTTATGCTATTTTGTAATCACCAGGAAAAGTGGAAAGTAGTCGCCA